TTGTATACTTCTTATTTTCATTTGCATCACTATCTATATAATTCGCTTTTATCATTTAAAAATTTATCTATTTCTCTATAGAGTGAAATAAGTCAAGCAATATTCCTAATATAAATAATATAGCTTAGAGTTTGCAAAAGTCTGGAATCAACAAATTGCTTATAATGAATATTTTGAATATCTGCAGAACGTAGAATAGTCTTAAATTTGTCAACTCAAGCTTTTGAATTATGAAAAAAGGAGTCCGTGTTGTTTATAAGTGTGGCTATTGCGGATATACATTATTAGATGCAAGAGCTTACGATTTACTAAGCATCAAGCTATATTCAAATGCTGAACTTCTAAAATCATTAAATTATGAATGCCCTAATTGTCATAAAAAATTTGTCGGAGTTAAAAAAATAGAAGTATCTTACGAAACTCAGTCCTAACGACTGAGCGGAGATTAGAAGCCCCTCTTTTTGAGATATTCATCTAAAGCTTCTGATATCACATCTTTTATTTTTTTATCATTTTTAGCACAATACATTTTCAGTCTAGTTTTTAGTTCTCTTGAAATTACTATCCCAAAACTTACTTTTTCTTCTTGCATTTTCTCTCAATTTTTAAAAAGTGATATTGACAAATAAATAAGTATCTAATGATGAAAACAGTGACTCCACAAATCTACAAATATTCCCGTAGATATTACAATATCTGCAATTGCAATAAACTTAACTAAAGAAATATTAGTTGCAAAGTATAAAATAATATTTAACAGAACTAGAGCAAGCAAGCCGTATAAATCATGAGTTTTCCCATGAACAAAATAATACCACATTCTGCAAGATTCTGAATTATGAAACTCTGGAGTTTTGAAATTAGAACTTCCGAGCTTCAACAAGATAGTTGCAACTGTAACTTCTATGGCATCATCAATCGGAATATGATAATAAACGGGGTAATACCAAGCGTAATTGAACGGTAACTCATTATCAAGAATCCAATAGAAAACGTCCTCAAGCGTCATACTGTAGAGAAAAAGTGAAAATGTTAACGTTACACTTGGAACTAATGAAATTACAAAAAAGAAAATGAAATAAATTACGCGATAAATATAGGGATTAATGTAAAGATAAAACGGCGTTTTTACTTCAACAAACGCGTAAGTAATTGAAAAAATAACAACTAGCAGTGTCTTAAAAAACAAATATCTACTTATCATTTTAAAATCCCCAAGTATTTATATATCCATTTTTTTAACCAAGTTGCTTCTGTAAATTCTCTAGAATTTGCAAAAGGTACAGTGTTATCAACTATATATTTCTCAACTTGTTGTAGATAAATTGGAAATGGAGCATTTAATACCAGAATTCCAGTCTCCATAGTATAAAGTGCAATCTCGAGCGGGTTATATTCAACAAAATATTCATGAGTACTTCTTGCAAACGCCGGAAATACTCTATAATAATTCGGCAAATTGTTCGGAGCTGAGAAACCGCATTCCTCTAAGACAAGCTTCTTAAACGCCGGGACATAAAAAACGCCGGCATAATTTAGATTCCCATCAACATCTTGAACTAAACCGACTCTATAAGGATAATTATAATATTTGTCTTTATTAGTTATGAATTTGATAATTCCAAAAGCTTTGTATACCTCTGTATAGAAATTCAAGAATGCGTAAGGCTGAACTTCTGGAGTCCCTCTCACAAGTACAAATTCTCTATCAATTCCCGAATTATTATAAATTACCCAATTCAGACATCCGGTATTTGAATCAAAATTTTGCCAAATTACACCGTAACCTAGTTCTTGCTCAAGCTTACTCAATTTCGTTAATTCACTCTCTTCAAAATTTTCAATTAGAAATTTAGAATTTTCTCTCAATTTTTCTAATGTTTGCTTCTGCATAATATTTTTTTATCACTTTGACTTTAATAAACTTAGCATGAGCGACCAAACTCTAACAATTATAGCTTTTCTAGTTCATAGTGTACTATTTGCAGTTTTTCTATTCTTAGCAGTTGTAAATCCAGAATTATTCAAATGTCAAAATTATATGAATATATTGTACATTCTGCTTTCAACATTATTAATTCATGGTGGATATCATTTAGGAAAAAAATCATGAATTTTGTTTTAACATATATTCCATAACTTTTTTTATATCAGTTTTTGTTTTTGGAACTAACTCAATTCGAATATCACTATGTGAAGGCATTTTTTTATGAACTTTAGAATAATCCAGTTTCTTGTTAGTAAAAACTAGAAGATGATAATGCAGTCCACGACTGACTTGCGTAAGCTCCTTTACAGAGAACACATGAGCAGACCTATCAAAATTATAGATATATTGTCGAAATTTTTTATAAATCGGAATAGTTGAATAAAATCTATAATTTGTTGCAATTGTGACAAAATATGTATAAGCAGAAGAGAGATGCAACTCTAGAAGCTTTTCATAATTCATAATTGCATTTGCAAAAGTGACATTTAAAAAATTTCTCGAAATCTTTAAAAATTTTAACGCTAAGATTTGACATAATGAAAAGCGTAAAAAAGCATATAATTATAAGACTACCAAAGTCTAAGCTAAGATTTTTTAATGAAAATAAAGACAAAATCCTACAAATTATTGATGAGATAATCCAGAAAAATATAGAAATTAGAAGAATTGAAGACTTAGAAATATATAGCGAAAGAGTATCGCTAACCGTTGATGAACTTTATTATGAAAAACTAGAAGAACTTGCTAAAAAATATAATATGCCAATTTCAACTCTAATTAGAAATATAATATTCCAAATAAGTTAAATCTTTTTTTCTTTAACTTTTCGTGCTTAATTTTTAATTTACAAACTGAAATTTCTAAATTTGTAACTCCATTTTCGCACTCGTGAAGCTTTAACTCCGAAATAAAAGAATTTCAAGCGTGCTTCACTTACTTTTATATTTTTTAGATTCCTAACTCTACAACTCTATAATTTTATATTTGTCAAACTTTTTATCTATCTTAATGGCGTCCTTAAAAGAAATAATAGATCAGTTAGGAAGTCAAGCAAAGCAAAGTAATAAGCCAGTTTCAAGAGTGCTAAAAATTAAAGGAACAAAAAGACTAGTTGTTCAACTGAATGCGGTACCGAACGGAAATTCTGTAAGATATTCAATGACAATCCACTCAGCTAATAATTTTAGGAAACAGATAGGGATAACTGCTAATGATGCGGAAGATTTTAAGATAATCTACGAATTTCTGGATAAATATAGAGATTTGCTGAATGAATACGTTAAATTTACTGGAAGGAATAGCAACGGAGTACAAGAAGAGGAACTTGACATAGAAGAAGAGCAACATCAACAGTCTAAAAAACAACAGAAAAAGAACGTAGAAGATGAGTTTTAAAAAAGTCAAATTGTAACTTTTTTTTCATGTCTCAAATTGAAAATAAGCCTTCTTTTCTCCAGAAAGAGATAGCACATTCTTTTTATTATAATCCCCGTGACACAGAGCGAATACTCAACATTATCTTAGGAGAGAAAAAAGTTGAAGAAAGGAAAAGAATTGAAATTTTTAAAGCTTACAAACGCGGAATTGATAATCAATATTTTCAAAGCTATCTATTATTTAATGATGAAGTAAAATTTATCTCAAAGATTACTAACTTTAAAGTAAAAAATGACAGTGTGTTAGCAAGATTTCAAAACGGCTTTGCCGGAGAATTCGACCCCCACCTTATTGCTGACAACCCTGAAGATTTCTACAACTTGATATCTTCATATATGCTTGTCAAAATTAGGAAAGGTACAGATAGTTGGTACATTTACGACATTTATTCAATTGAACCACCGAATAATTATGAAATTGCAAAAGAATTATTTGAAGAAGCAGATGCAGAACACCAGCTTTACGCTCTCTTACTGCAAGCATTCGGATATGACCCAACAAAAATGGACGTAAATGACATTTTCCTCTTCTTACCGAGACTATTTCCACTCTTCAAATCTCCGATTACAAAAAGACAAATTAATTATATTGAAATTTCAAATAGAGGAACCGGAAAAACTACAACATTTATGATATTACAAGAAGTATTTAATTTCAGATACTACACTGAAGCACCAACTTATGCAAATTTAGTTTACGATGCAAGAAATAATATGTACGGGGCAGTGTTTTTGTCTAACGGACTAATTTTTGATGAAATCCAAACTTGGAAAGATAACCTTTCAAAAAATAATTTGAACGCTATAAATTCAACTCTAAGTACTGGAATTGAAAATTGCATTTGGACTAGAGGAAGTGGTACAGAATCAAAATCTGCAATCATACAGAAGTGCTTGCCGATAATTTACGCCGGGAATCCCTACTCGTATACGATCAATAGACTCTCAACTCCGGATGTAGAGGACTATTTAGTAAATTACGAAATATTTACTCCAGCAATTCTTGATAGAATTCATATTATTCAAATTGCACTCAAAAAAACTTACGACCAAATTATAAATGCAAGAGTTCTATATCCGTCAATTTTGAAGGCTCTAGTTGAACTAATTCAAGACAAAATTAACAAAACTACAAATTATATAAATTGCGAAAATTTACAATCTAGGAGACAAGAACAAGCTATAGATATTCAGATTTTACTGCAAGCTCTCGGAATTGATATTGGAATTGGGCAAAGACAAAATGAAGAAATTTGTAAACAGATATCATTATTAATGAGATATTTCAATTTATCAGCGTGATAACTATGAATTATGAAGATATAATTAAGGAAAGTTTTAATGTAAAATATCCAGAAGATACAATTTTCCCGAGTGAAATCGGAATTTGCTTCAGGAGAAGTTACTTAAGCAGAAAAACAACATTCCAGAAGAAAATTAATGAATTTTACATGGACTTAGGAATACAATATCATGAGCATATAGAGAACTATCTAGTTGAAAAATTAAATTGTAAAAATGAAGTCGTAATAAATGATGAAATTGAAGGAATGAAAATCTCCGCAAGAATTGATTTAATTTGTGGAAACGACCTTATTGAACTAAAAACTATAAGTCATGAAATTTTTCAAGTTAAAGAATATCATCTTTATCAAGTTGCAATTTACTACTACTTGCTCAAAAAACAAAATTACAAAATTGATAATGTATACATCATTTATCTAAATAGGACAACTAAAGAAGTCAAACAATTAAGAATTGATGATGTACTACTAGAGGTTTACGTTAAGAAAGCAATTGATTGGATAAAGAAATTGAAGGAATATTTAAGTCAAACCGATTATAAAAAAGTACCAGGCTTAAATAACAAATTTTGCACAAATTGCGAATTTATAAACTACTGCTATGGAAAATTGTTCTAGAGAAAACTTTTAATATCTAAATCTCTAAAATATAAGTGTGAGAAAAATGGAACCTAAGAAAATAGAAGATTGGAAGGAAAACGTTAGACAAGTAGTTCAAAAGATAACAAAGCAACAAATCTCCGAACTCTTAACATCTACTTTTGAACTAGAAGAAATGCCTCCAATCATAGCTTTAAACCGCGGACTACTATCAATTAAAGGATTTACAATAATTCACAAGAAAGTTTTTGCATTCAATATAGCTTTTGTAATTCAAGACAATAAATACACATTAAAGATAGTTCTGCAATTCGGAAAACAAACACTAATGAAAGATATAGAAATTACAGTTGAAAAGAACGCAAGCGAAATTGATATATTTGCAACTAATAATAGACAATATCTGCTAAGTGTTTATCTCTGAAATTCAAATCTAACCCATTTTTTTATATCTAATTTTTCTCAACTTTCAAATAAAATTACATTTTAGCTATGAAAAAAACTAGACATGAAGCTAAAAAATTAAAAATAGAAAAACTAGAAAGCTAAGAAATTAGAGCAAAATAAAAAAAGAATTAAATTAATATAAAGAGATTGACTTCCAACCTTCAGGATAACTAAACACAAATAGCTTTTCATGTTTCTCTAGTTCTCCTTCATAATCACTTGCAGATTTGTACAACAAAACAACAGTTCTAGTTTTCGGAATCAACGCGTATAAATATTCGTCCGTCGTAGGATAGCTATAAACTCTGTTCATTAGAACTCTTTCTACTTCTCCGTACAATATCTTGATTGTTGCTCTATCTGTAAAGCTCGGTCCTGGTCTATCATATTCTGTGAGCATTAGTATGTATTTTGCTTCCTCCTTCCCTTCCTTTATCGCCTTCATGATTAGTTCACGCCTTTCCTCAATATTTAATTGAGTCAAATCTAGAAATTGATTTAACTTATCTTCTTTACTCATTCTCCTATCACCGAAATAATCTATGTCTAAACTCATTTTTAAATCTTTCTCTCAACTTCTATCTCTCTAAATCTCTATTTTTTTATGAGAAAAATAGAGAACAAAAACAGAAGAAAAAATCAATTTTCCTTAATGAAACTTATTGAATAACCTTGTTTTAGTAAACAATACAATTTAAAAATTGAATCTGTGGCACACTCATCAATTTTCGGAGTTTCTGGCAATTTTTTCAAAATACTAATTATATCATCTGGAACATCATATTCTGCATAATATTTAACTTTAATTAAATGATTTTCAACTGTATAAAATCGATAACAATACATTTTACAAGATGATTTATCACAATAGACAATTAAATTAGGAAATCCAGATATTCTTTCATGATTAGCTATATACTTTACTTTGTCACCTTCAACATAAAATACAGAATTAAATTCCTCATTTGTTATCTTTTTTATCATTTTAAACAAATTCTTTACATCACTTTCATATTTTTGAGCTTCCATTTGTTGTTGCAACTCGGCTATCTCTTGCTTCAAATTTTCTAATTTTTCAATTATCTCATTTATTTTTTTAATCTGATCTTTATTTTCACTCATTTTTGACTACCTTCAAATTGACATATCTTTTATGACAAATATAAATCATTCTAAATCTCTAAACCTAAAAAAATATAAAAGGAATTAATTTTTGTAGTACTCTATAATAAGCCTATAAATCGGTATATCATTTTCAGTTAATATTTTTATAATTTTTCTAGGCTCCTTGATTAATAATAGAAATAATTCATCTATATTTTTGACATTAAGCTCTTCATAAGGAATCAAATAAACATCAAAATCTTTATCTTTATCTATATGCTCAACAATACAATATTTTTCTTGAAAATCTGAAATAAAACATTTGTAACTTTTCGTAAATACAATTTCAAAATTATCTTTATACTTTCTAATTATTATATCTCCAAGTATATCATCATTATCATCAAGAAACATTTTTTCCTCCTCCTAATTCTTTTTCTCTTTTGACAAATTTATCTATTTCTCTTAAAGTTTCCATCATTAAAACCAACAACAAAAATACAATATTGAAAATACAATAATATCTCCATCTTTAAACAAAGCATTTATTCCAATATTTAATTCCTTATTATAATAGAAATTAATATCAACATCAGAACCATAACCTATTGAATCAACAAATTAAAAACTATATTTTTCATTAAAT